GATTTGAGTTCAATAAGATATTCTTCATCACGGAAATAATGAATATCATCATTGAGTGATTCAGACGAATCTTCAGAGGAATTGTCTTCTTTAGAAACTACAAAAGTCTCTCCGCATTCATTACAAGTATAGCCAAGACATTTATCCTTACCCATAAAACGCATTCCGAGCTTCTTAAGATTTTCAGAATCACAATTAATACATTGCATAAAATTTCCAATAAATTAGTTGAAAAGGTGAGCCGGTTAGAGGAATTGAACCCCTGACATCCAACTTACAAGGTTGGCGCTCTACCATCTGAGCTAAACCGGCATTAATGTCTGGAGCGGAATGAGATAATCGAAATCTCCTAAACGGAATGGAAATCCGTTGCATTGCCACTATGCTAATCCCGCACTATCTGTATTTATGGATGCCCCACTAGGCCACGATCCTAAACTCTTCTGACTCAAAATCAGATGTGTTGCCAATTACACCATGGGGCATTAATTTATATAATTCTGGTGGGGACACCGGGACTCGAACCCGGATGAGATAAACTCGTCGCGTTTTAAGCACGATGTGGCTACCATTACACCATATCCCCGAATATCAAAACTGTTTAGAAGAACACAGTAGCAAGGTTACTATACCTTTAATTATGTGGCCACATCTACTGCATTCACCTAAAGAGTTTTGGTGGACCCTGCTGGTTTCGAACCAGCGACCTAGAGATTAAAAAGCTCTTGCTCTACCTACTGAGCTAAGGGTCCAATAAATATTAGCAAATCCTAAAAAAGAAACCTCCCAACATTTGCATTGACTAGTTACAAATGTTGCCGTCTGTGATCAGATCGGATCTTGTCATATTTCAGACAGGGAACGGAGGCAATATAAAAATCAAAGATATATAAATAAAGTGTGACTCGCGATACTCCAATATCCAGTCACTCTAATTCTGTCAAGGAGAATCAGCATGAATATTTATTCAGATTTTGTATTCTATGATAAATTAATATCGCCAGTCAATGGTTATGAGTGTAGAATAATTAATATAAAAAATATTAAATTCTTTGGTTATGATACTATAGAATTTCTACATGATCAATATCCAAATTTTCCTACACAATGTGAAGAATACAAAGACAAATTGCGCGCAGCAAACAAAAGAAATTCTCACATATATAAAACAGAAGAGTATAGAGCAAAACAATCAAAAAACGTTAGCGCATATTTCTCTAAACAAGAAAATAGAGATGCACATTCTAAAAAGATGAAAATGGCAGTAATAAATAATCCAGATTCATATTCAAAAAACAATGTTTCCGGTAGAGCAAAATTATACGAATATAATGGAATGACATTTAAGGGAACTTGGGAATTAATCTTTGCAAAATGGCTAGATGAAAATTGTATAAATTTTATACAACCAGAGCCAGTATCATATTTAGATGGCACAGGTAGAGAAAGATTATATTTTCCTGATTTCTATCTAACAGATTATGAATTATATAATGAAGTTAAAGGATATGAAAGAGAATTAGATAGAATTAAATGGAACTCTCTTGATAAAATTAGAGTTATAAGAAGTAAAGATATTTCTATGATCAAAAAGGGAACCTTTACTATATCAGATCTTATATCATATTAATTATAGACTGGTGCGCCGGGAGGGACTTGAACCCCCAACCGTTCGGTAATCTGCCGATCATGAGGTATAAGCTCACCGCTCTACCATTGAGCTACCGGCGCACTAATTGTTTATATCTTCACTTTAAAGCTTCCGGAGTAAACTAAAATATCACATACTCAGTGGGAATGTAGTCACAATCACATGGGGTTCAATATACTGTGGCGTCACCTTATCCTTACCGGGAACCTTACAGAGTACCCATGTGCCATCAGCACTAGCAGGACTATAAAGACCATTTGGATCGGCTTGGGGCAATGTCACATTGCCATGATCAGGAGTCTCGTCCATTCGTGCAACTCGCTGAGGATTGGTATACTGAGTAGCATATGGCAGACCATATCCAATGCTATCACAGACCTTATGAGTATGACCATTGAGATCAACAATGTAAGTATATGTTACTAGATCTGGACGGTCACGAAGTTCGAGAATGTCCTTCATAAACCGCTTCTCTTGGAAGTTTGTAATTGCAGGAACACCAATCATTTCAACTCCCTGCTTGGTAAGTTCCTCCTGCTTTTGGTTCTGGATCTGGTCACCAGTTTGTGCAGTCCCATCACACCCAGCAAGAGCCAGAGTAGCGACAGTGAGTAGCATAATATTCTTAATCATAATATAGTTTCCTTTCACTTAATTGATTCATAGAAAGTACGAAGATCGGCAGGCATCTTATTCTCTGGGTAAACTTCAAACCTCTGTCGGATAATTGGGCGAAGTGCTTCCTTACCCGCTTCATCAGAAGTCACATACTGTCGCTGGAGTTCCGACAAGTCTCGTACCATACCTTGGTTGTACTGCTCAGACTGCTCAAAAACTTTCTCATCAACTGCCCGATACTTTGGCGCAAAGAATTCATAAGACTTATAACCACCGTATGATAGACCAAATACCAGTGCTAAAGCCAGAACAATTCCGCCTACTGTAACAAAAACTTCCTTCATAGTAATCCTTTCAAAGTTCTAGATGTTCCCAATCAATATCATCAAGTCCCTTAGAGACACGATACAAATTGTATGCCAAGAGTGCAGCAGTTCCGGTAATACCAAATACTGCAAAAATTGCTGCGCGTTTACCCCACTTAATGCTCTCTTGTTTCAGAGTTTCTTTATTCATATTAAACTCCACGAAATGGTGGACCCGGCAGAATTCGAATCTGCAACCCCAAAATTAGAAGTTTTGTGCTCTATCCAGTTGAGCTACGGGTCCTTAAACCTATTAAATTCGATTATTCAGACGATGCAAAAGATTCACAGTTTGCTTCTCATCCAATTCTGTAACATCTCCACTATGACCAATATAGAACATAAGAGCCTTCTTAATCAACGCAATATCATTAGGAGCAAAGATACCACCTTTAACCATCCTAGGTGTAGAACTCTTTCCGGCATCAGTCATACCTTCTTCAATATCAAACGTACTCATCATTTACTCTCCATAGTAGCTAAAAAACTATTTGCCGAATCAAACCAATCTAAAACTTCTGGTTCCAGTATAACACCTTCTCGATAATCATGCAATAGTGAACAATATTGACGTTCAATAATAGTTCGATTTTCATTCTTTAAATCTGGAAACTTGAAGACTAGAACTTCAGTCATGTCGTATCTCCTAAAAATCATTTCCTATCAAAATGATGAAACCCATCATGTTCTCCAGAATAATTCCAACCAGAATCATTCATCGACTTATGAAAATGTTTGTTATTAACCATTGTTTTATATAGACTTCCTAGTTTATCACCAGCACTTCTAAATTTAATGTTTTTGATATTCTTTTCTTTTGCTATGTGATCAATAACATGCATTGATTTTCCAAAGGCCCCAATCGGATTTGATCTGGTATATCTTTGTTGATCATTGTAATCAAAAATATTATTAGATGGCTTATCGTGAGTTCCTAGAATTGCTTCTCCTGATTGTAACACACTAACAGCATGATGTCCAGTAGTATTATTAGATACATGATGAAAAAATGCATGATGTGTCGGACCCTGATCTGTCATTCTAGTTGATATCTTATTATCATCTGCTTCAATATTAGAACCAAATTTAGTGGGAGTATTCGTTATGGCTTCTGATAGACAAAAATCATGAAACGATATGAGTTCACCATTAAAAACTTCAAAACAACTCATATCATTTCTCCATTAAAATATGGCTAGTAGTTTATAGACATGCTAAGGACTTAAGGCTCTCCATCCTCGTACCGCCCGAGGCAAATAGCGGTGTAACAGACCGCCGCGTTCGCTTGCTCGCCCATGGAGAATAACTCTTTATGTGCATAGTATATCACAATACAAACTAAAGTCAACCATAAAATTCAAGATATATAAATAAAGCGTGACTCGCGAGGAACCAACTCCAGTCACTCTAACGCTAAAAAGGAGCATCAGCAATGACTATTTATATCTGCAAGTATTGCAAAAAAGTTTGCAAAAATCCAAACTCATTAAGAAATCACGAAAGATTATGTAAACTGAATCCTAATAGACAGTTTACCCCCTTCAGCGACCCAGAATTTCAAAAACTCATACCCAGAGGCCAAAATCAATACACCAAAGCCAAAGAACTTGGTATAGAATACGAAATTAAACAATCCACGAGAGATAAACTTTCTCTATCTATAAAAAATCGTACGGATGAGTTTAACAAAGCGGTTGGTCGAAAAATATCAAAGGCCATCAATACAAAGGTAAAAGAAGGCACTTGGCACACTTCATTAGCTAAAAATATGCATATAGATTATAATGGTGTGGATTTACATGGTTCTTGGGAATTGGCATATGCAAAACATCTAGATACAAATAATATAGATTGGAAAAGGAACACTGAACATTTTCCGTACTTTTTTGAAGGAAAGTGGAGAAGTTATACGCCAGACTTTTATTTGATAGAAACTTTCGAATACATCGAAATAAAAGGATATAAAACACAGAAAGACGTAGCAAAGTGGACTCAATTTCCAAAAGATAAAAAATTAATAACTATTATGAAAGACGACATGAAAAAGATGTCTTTAATATAAATGTCAACTACTATAATCACCTTTTATATATTTATTTGCTCTATCAATCACCCACTGATCAAATGGCAAATGCATACCAGTTGAACCGGACCAATCTCGAAAAGCATCATCATAGAAACCAATATCAGATTTTCGTTTCTGAAGTTCTACTAATTCATCTGCCCATTGTTGCCATTTATCATCACTGATTATAGTATCATCTATAACATAATATAGATATGAATGCAACAACATTTGTATTCTTCGTTGACGAATTTTTTCAGACACTGTCTGAACAGAATTTACCTTTGGGTCATCGTCATCATCGAAGAATGCATCAAGCATTAATTTCGCCGATCTGTATTTTTAAACTCATTCCAATCTTTTTCTGCTCGATCCCGACACATCTCATAAATTTCATCTTCTTCATCTTGAGTAAGTTCAAAATCAGCATCATCACAATATACACCGATCAATTCAACTTCACCGCCTTCAGCAGGCTGATAATATGTCTCTGGAACAATTGCATTACAAGCATATTCAACTTCAACCAGAAACACTTCTTCATCTCGAATGATTTCTGTATCAAATGTAAACGTTGCCATAAAATCTCCTATTGGTTTCGATGGAGACAATATAAGATGATTCGCAGATGATGTCAATATATATTTTTGAGTGCCTCGCGTAAATCTAATGCTTCATCTGGCTTGCACCAATTTGTATAAATTTTTGATCTAATATTTCCATTAATCCATTGATCTGGATTTTCTAAAGCACCAACCAAATATAACGCCAATTCTTCCGTATACACCAAAGATCCTTTAGAAGTCACAAAGGTTAAAATTTCTCTGGCGAAATCATCAGTTCCATGTTCTTTAACAAATTCAATAATAACCGGAGAAGATGAATAATAAGTCATCCAATCAGAAGATACCATTGTTTTCTTCTTTTTTTTATTCACGGTTGTATATTTTGGCTTCTGCAAAAGTTTACGCCCGATATATTTTTTTCCTGTAGATTTTTGAACAAGAAGATATATGAAACCTATATACTTTTTGTCCTTAGGCAAATCGTCTTCAGAGTTTATCGGTTCACCCCTGTAATACCAAGTCACTCTTCTTCGTCCAAATCCTCATCAAAAAGATCCAGAGGAGAAGAACAAAATGGACAATATTCTGGTCCATTATGATTTGATGATAGAACGCTAAACTCTTCTTCGCAATCTTGACATGTTATCCAGTCTGATCTTGTTGGCATATTTTTACTCCACATTTTTCTAGAAAGTCAATACCACTGGTATCGCGATATTTATCTTTGTAGAAAACAGTAGAGATTCCTGCTTGATGTATAGCCTTGGCACAATCAATACAAGGAGAAAGTGTGATGAACATCGTGGCGTCAGATGAGGATTCGGTAGATTGACACAACTTCATCAAAGCATTCATCTCAGAGTGCAATACTTCTGGTTTGGTCAGACCATGTTCATCTTCACAACAGTTATCAAATCCCTTTGGAGTTCCGTTGTATCCAAAAGATAGAATGCGACCATCTTTGACGATCACACAACCAACTTGTTTCCTTTTGGCATAGGAAAGAGTGGCTGTTTCTTCAGCCACTCTCATGAAATAATCGATGAACTTTTTTTTCAAGGACGACCTTGCCCCCGATAAGGTTTGAAGCTCCTCTTTTTGCTCTTATTCATAGATGCCATCTTCGGATTACGAATGCTCTGTGAAGTCTTCTTAGTAGTAGTAATTGCATTCTTTAGTGCCATAATAAAATCTCCTTAAAGTTTAAATCCAGTAAAAGTGTTTTCAGTGACATCTTGATTTACACCGCCAATAACATAGGAAACTAGCTCCGATTCTTGTGGTGCGATTTGGACTTCAGATCCGGCAATCCATTTAGTAGTCCATGGCAATGGATTTGGACCCGGCTTACCATTTAATCCAATAGTTCCCATACGCTTTGCTGCAATATGATCAATATATTCGCAGAGTAGTTGCTCATTTAGACCGATCATCGATCCATCCTTGAAAAGGTAATGTGCCCACGCCTTTTCTTGTTCGACCACCTCATAAAACATCTTGATGCATTCATCCCTTGTCTCTTCCTGTATCTTAGCAAAGTCTGCATCTTCTTTTGGAAGAATCTTCAGGAGGTTTTGAGTCGCGGCAAGATGCAAATTTTCGTCCGTTTTGTTCTAGAAAATTCGTTATTCTTTCTACTGTTATTAACAGCTTTATGTTTCCATAAAGACCAGACTATATCATATCCCATAATTCATATCCTTAGACTTAGAAGTATGGAACCCCTACGTTTCGTTCATACTTATGAACTACTCTACTAAGTTCTATATTAAAAGTTTCCCAATAATATATCCGTTCGATAGTCGTTAGCGTCGTGTGTCGTATATTTTCCAAGCAATTTTCCAAGATTTTCTTAAATTAATCTGCACTATTGTATTTGATTTCATTGCATATTCGGTAGCGATGTCTTTTAGTAGTTTGTTTCCTCTATTGACAATCGCATCTATTATTTCGAGTTGAGATTCTAGATTAATTTTTCCGCACATGCCGTTCGATTTGAAAGCGGGAATTTTAGAGATTGGGTGTTTTTCAAACAGATGCTTCCATCTTTTATTATATCTTATAGCAGATACTTGTCTATTATCAATTCCAGTAATTCTCTCTATTTCAGTATTACCACAACCTTCAACAATCAAATCCATAACACGTATAATTTCATCTTCGGAATATATATTAGCCGAATTCAATGTTCCTTGATTTATTTTAGATAACTTTTCTAAAGTATGATTTGATGTATGAGTTGCCCCTCGTCCCCAACCTATTTTTAAATT